TAGGTTCAATGCAGTAGCACCTGGAGCACGGTTAAGTGCGCCTTCATCTCCGTGTGCCATTACCCAACCAGGAAGTAACTCATGCATTTTATGTAAGTAATTAATCTTTAACTTGCCATAGCCTAGTAGTTCCTCAATCTCTAAAGACTTGAGTGACATAAAGGCAGGCGCATACTTACGCATGTATGTATCAATGCGGTCTGTATGGTTACTGCGTTGAATGTAAAATGGCTTGTTACCTAGTGCTGCACGGTAACGAGCCATAATGTCATGCGTTAAATCAATACTATCTTGTAGTGTTTCTGCATATTCCCCTGCCATACCTTTATTCCAACGACTAGGTTCGGGTGCATCTAGTTCGTCTCCGACACACCAGAGTTCATCTGGTTTATAATCCTGAATAAACTCTAGTGTGGCGTCTACAGTCTTGTCATTTTGATACGGTATTTGTAGGTCACTGAGGACTACTACCCGCTTTGCTTTGGCTACCATTTGGTATACCTTCCCACTGTCCACGTTGGACAAGCAGCCCAATTATGGCATAGTTTGCAAGGTCAATTAGGGTATCTTCAATTGATTCGTAGTTGGGCGTGTCGCCTGTCTCACCTAAGTTGTTAAGCCTAGCAAGTTTGTCATACATGCGTACACGTAGACCATTCATAGCACCCCCTGGCGCTCCTGCTATGTTCATCGGACCATAATCTTCGTGCTTTTTATACAGGATTGTAAGTAGTTCTATAGTAATTGCTTTGGCATCTTCAAGGTTTTTCATTGAGTATCTTTCTTAGGTCGGTTTCAAAGGACTTCATTGAATCACGTACTGCAAACTCTTCCCATATCTCATCGGCTCTGCCTTCACTAGCGGCTACAAATATAGCACCTAGCATAATCAAGCAGTCCATTGCTTCGTCTGGGTCTTCCATAATACTAACGTATATATCCTCAAGCGCACCTACAATGTTAAGCATCTTCTTGTCTGACACGGGGATACCAATGTACGCTCCGTTGTTACGGGCGTAGTCCCAAAACTTATCATCCAGGGGTAACGCATTCTCTGATTCGTTCGTCAAGCCAATCACTTCCCATCTTTATCATCATGCTATTTACATCCTCGCCATCAGGCATGGATATGATATTAACATTACCTAGTTCTCTACTAATCTTCTTGCCAAACTCTAGCCCTGCTGAGTCACCATCTGCTAGGACAATGACTACTTCAAAGTCATCAAGTATCTTGGCATAGTGTGGCTTCCAGTTGTTAGCACCAGGAATACCGATGGTTGGGTGTTGGGTTTTAACTGACATCATAATGCAATCAAACTCACCTTCGGTGACGCAGATGTATCTATCTGCAGCGAAGCAAGCCTGTGTATTAAACATAGTAGTTTTGGCACCAACTAATCCCATGTACTTAGCATCATGTGTGCCAGTCAAGTCACGGAATCTAATATCAACTACACCTGATGGTGTAATGTATGGGATAGCAAGCCGTCCTTTGTATGCTTCATGCCCTGGAACTGGGTCTTCTACCAGTCCCAAGTGAAATACTTTTGCCTCGTCTACCGAGAGTTGACGGCTTAACAGATACTCTTCCGCGAGTTCTATCTTGCTGGCGTACCTCTGGGTTGCTTGAAGTAAGAACTGACGTTGCGAACTGGACAGCCTCACGATAATTTATCCTTTCTCTATCCATGATTAGGGAATACGTATCACCTTTGATGCCACATCCGTGGCAAACAAAAGCATTCTTGTCATAGTTAACTGCTGCTGATGCATGACTATCATCGTGAAACGGACACTTCATCTTGCGCCAGCCACTCCCCATTGCAGGGGTGGCTGCGCCTATGTAGTTGAGATATTCCTCAATGCTTGGCTTCTCCAAGTGCTCTCCTTAGTAAGTCAACCCACACATGTGCAGGCATGGTGCAGTACCAATCGCCAGGACTTCCCCTACCCTTGCGTTTGTGCCACACCACGCCTGTCCATGCTTTGTCGTTAGTCATCTCGACTATCAACTCTTCTGTCCACCCCGCTAAGTCCATCTTGGCGTGGTTTTTTATTTCAATTGTAACTCCTGGTATACCAGAGATGTCACCTTTATCTAATGTAGCACCAGCCAATCGCCTATCTACGTAAGGAAACCATTCTTTTAAATACTTAACTACATCACGTTCGGCTCCTGCGCCTTTGGCTTTGGCTGCGCTACTCATACCATCATCTCTGGTTGTAAGTGGTCTTTGATTGTATCTTCTAAGTGCATCTTTGCTGGGTCAAAAGATAGAGTTATGTATGTAGCCCCTGTTGGGTCTGCCTTACCGTATCTATTCTTTACTGGTGCAACGCATAGATATGAGTCTATGCCCTGCATCATCTGTCCTACTGTCAACACCATTGCTGGTATCTGAGCAACTTTGCCCTGTAGTGCTGAGCGTGGTTGGCATGGATACCCTGGTGCGCCTTCTTGTGTGTGGTGCAGTACAAGTACGGCTGCATTGGTATCACGTGCAAGAAACTTTAACTCTTTCATAACCTGTCGCATACCTGCAAACTCTTCGTGTCCATCAATAGCAATGTCCATAAGGTTATCTACAACTATAAGTGTTGGACTTCTACCCCACATAGTTTCAAATGCAGATACTTCTTCATCTAAATCTTTGAGTGTAGGGCTTGGTTCAAATGACCAGTACATGCCAGAGAACTCACGCAGATAATGCTCTGCTGTATCTGGCTTAGTCTTAATCATATACTCAGCCTCTTGCTGAGTTATCTTGGCTTTCATAGCAAGTAAACGCATTGCCATAGTATGTGCATTAGTATCAGCAGAAAAGTATAGTGTCGGTTGTTTAAGTCTTGCTGCGATATGTAATGCGATAGATGACTTACCTGCGCCTGGAGTACCTGCTATGACAGTAACTTCTGCTCTACGCAGAATGATACCTTCACGTTGAAAAGCCTGAAAAGGTGGGGGTAATGGTTCTCCCCCCACCTCTGGCTTGCCAATACTACGGCGAAGTGTTTTCATTTATGCCTTTGTTTGGTCGGCTGTGAATGTAGCAAACTCTGGTGAGCCTGCCTTAACATAAACTGTGGTGCATTTAGTTGGGTCGCCTTGCTTGGCGGGACAGAAGTGTCCCTTGTATGGACCAAACTTACCTGTCAGTCCGTGGATGCGTGTCATTGTACCGTGAGGGCAATTGCGTGCGCCTGCACCTGGAGATACAAATGCTGGTGGTCCTGCTTGTACTGGGGCTGGGTCATTCCATGACTCAGAGATGACTGTTCCGTTTAGTTGCGTAGCAATCATTCCTACTACTGGTGATGGTGGTACTGCTGTGTTTGCTGGAGTAATACCACGGATGGCTGCTTCTAGTTCTTGTGTTGCTGATGCAAGAGATGCAATTGATAGTGCAACTCTTTGGTCTAGTTCTTCTGCTGTATCCGCACGCAGAGTTACAAGAGAACCAGCGACTGACTTTACTGTGATGCTGATTGGTGATTCGGTTGATGACATGTTACTCCTTGATTGATGTTACTAGTTTTTTCTTGGTATCCCTGAAGGCTCTCACCTTCATTGCTAATTGGATACCCTTCCATCCTTCTTTGATATCAACAAAGTGAAGTTCACATTTACCACTACCTGCTGGCAGATGGACAATGATTCCCTTCTCTGTGTTAACGTCACCCCAAGATGAACGGGTTGCAGTAGCGGGGTCATACGGCAAGCCGTTTGCATACACTGCTAACTGCATAGCAATTTTATTTGGGTAGGAAATACTACCAGTTTTTAAGTCAGAGATAAACAGTTCACCTTTGTATCTAACGATACGGTCAGGTGTACCTGCAATCTTAAACTTATCTAGCACGCAGAATTGTTCGATGTTTACATTCTCAAAGTCTTTAGTTGCATCTGCATACGCCTGTATGTCTGCTACATAATCTTCGGGTATGACACCAAGGTCTTCACCTCGGTCATACTTCTCAGTTAATGTATGGATAGCAGTACCTATAGTTGCTTGTGTAGTTGCACCTGCTGCTTCCATTGCATCTTCAACTAACTTATCCATCTCAAGTTTGTTGTCTCTGTATGCTGATGCAGCAAGCAGTAAGTCTGGACGCAGCGTTAGTCCTGCTGCTGCCATACGTAACTTCCATGCCACTAGTGCAGTGCCATCATCTAATGAACCTGCAACTGTAGTAGTCCGTGTATACGGAACTGGCTTACCACCTTTGGGTGGTACAACCATTGGTCTGCCGTATCTATCTCTCGGTATAATTAATTCTGACATGCTTCTCCTTTGATTAGATACTAGCGGGAGGTAGGACAAGGAGAGAGCCAAAACCTACCGCCCACTAGTTGTCCCATCATAACATAGGTGACGGCTATGTATTGATGTCGTTGCCGCAATGCGGACAAAACTTTTCTGGTTTTTTACGTGGTTCTACTTTGACTTCATCTTTAAAGTTTTGATGCACATACACTTTACATCTATTGCGTACTGTGTATGTGCGTACTATAGCACCAGAAGTATGTAGTACTGACAACACGCCACTTGTTGTGCCGTGATGCCAACCTGTTGCGGTGGCTAACTCTTTCCAAGTTAGCCCTGTTGTACCTGCACGTTTTAACAGGTGTAACGTTTTTACTTGGTTAGTTAATTCCCGACCTGAATGGATATTATCTAACGCACGTTGTTGTGAGGTGTCACTACCTGACCAGCCAGCAGTGCCGTTGTATGGTACGTATGGATTAGTTGTCATTTTCCACGTCATTTACTTCAACGCTATCTACATCTATACGTCCGCCTGAACCAATGTCTACGGTGATGTCGTCTGCAATGCAGTCTTTTGCATCGTCTTCATCTTCGGCTTCGTATCCTGTAACGTAAGCAGTAATAGTAACAGTTGCTTTATACTCTCCTCTGAGGGTATCGCATCCAATTGACTTGAGTAACTTGTTGACTTCACTACGAGTAATTGTTGCTTCATTATCTTCCCAGTCAAGTTCACTGAAGAAGTCTCGTACTTTATACTTAGTGTCACTTAGTTCTCCTGCTTTCTCAATGAAACGTGTTACTTCTGACTCGGTGTAGCTAGTGCTTTGTCCTTGATGCGGTCATTACGTCCGCTGATGGTGGCGATTGCACGGCGGTCAGAGCCACCAGAAGCATGATGGTCTGCATGTTCAATCACTGCCTGCCATGCACCAAAGGCTGTGCCTCTAATGTTTTCTTGGGTAGGTGATTGGCTGTAGATATTCCATGCTGAGTCACGTCCATTGAGTGCAATGGTACGTTGACGGCGCTGTCCTTGTGATAGTAGGTGGTCTGGTGCTTCTTCAATCTCTGATGGTAATGACCATACAGACTTGAAGATGTTACGTACCTGACGGTCATCAACTTTACGTTCTAATAGCGTACCTGCTACTGTTTCATACTGTTGAATAGAATCATAAGTTAACTGAGTGATGTTACGAATGTCATTGACTGACAATTCAGAGTTTGTAGTGTGCTTCATAACATAGGTGTAAGCGTTCTTATGTTTACCCTTGATAATGCGGTTGATTTGGTTAGCGCAGAACAAACGCTCAATGATTGGGCGAATACGTACTGCGCATGAACCATCATGTGATGACTGCACCAATAAGAATGCAGCGTGTGGGTCATTGGCTACCTGTACTCCGACAGGTAATTCCATTACCATCCAGATGTTTGCACCATTGTTGTACTCACCTGCTGCTGTATAGCGTGCATCACCTGAGTCAACCAATGTATCTAGTGCAGAAAATACTTCCATGTTCTGCACAATCTTGTACTTGTCACCAACCACACCAATGACTTCATTGTTGTCATCTTTGCCAAGTTTAATAACAGCCTGTCGTTTAGGTACAGGGTAGTGGTCAGTCAATGTCTCGTATTCATTAACCTTATTGGAAACAACTGCTTCCATATCTGCAAGCATTACATTCCAGTCAAGACCAGCCTGTCGTGCTGCTTCTGATGCAGACCCTGCGTTAACCGCAGTGCCTGCTTGTACCCAAGCCTGCTTGTTTAGTACTTGGGCTACGTGATTATTATATTCTTCGCTAACTTGTAACATTGCTCTCTCTTTCCTGTTCATCTAGCCAAGTTGTATGCCACTTGAACTCAAGACCATACAACTTACAGGCATCTGCAACCATTGCAACTGCCTCGTCATCTGTCTTACAGTTGGCTGTAACTGTACATTCTACAGCGTAGTAAGATTTAGTACCATCCATTTTTCCTCCAATGTGACCAAGCGATTGATGGCTTGTCGTATCGGTGAACGATATACTCCAGCCCCTTCGCAATTTGCAGGGGGGCTGGGGTCTCAGGGTCTGTGTTAAGGACTTGTGCTACACCATATGCGCTGGAGACAGGGTTGTCTGCTTTGTGGTCCCATGCAGATTCTTTACCCCATAACTTATTCAGTGCTGACCACTCGTTGCGTCCCCACTTAGGATAAGTTTCTTTCATGTAAGCCTTGGTGTATGCCTTAAGCGTAAACTTATTCCATACGTGTACTAACTTAACTTCTTTCTTTGGTTCTAATGGTGGCTGATTGCTTAACGCATGAGCCTTGATAGGTATACCAATTAAAGAAGCAAACGAAAGCATAATGCTCATGCTTACTGATAAGTACTGCTTTATTTCCTGACGCATATTACTCCTTAGTCTTCGTGCATTTCATCATGCATTCTGTCTGGGTCTGGCTCATTGCATTCACATGTATGTATAAAATTACCACACTCATCGCACTCATCTTTCAGTGCTATGTCATCTCCGTCTAGGTATTGCGGTTCACTCATTGTCTTCCTCCATATTACATATCTCGCACGCTGTACCACATTGGCTGCAGCGGGCGTCATCGTTTTTAGTCACGGTCTATACCTGCATCTTCTGGGTCGCCAGGCTTGGGGACATAGCCTTCTTGGTATTGCACTATGAGATTCATAGTTGCATGTAAGTTACAGTCACAATCCCCACCGTTCATGTTACCTATGAACTCAAAATGACTGAAGTTATCCTCATAGATTGCATCTATAAGTTCGGATATAGTATACGGATATGTTTGAGGTGTACTCATGGCTTGTTCCATTCATAAGTTAGTTCATCTAACATAGGTTCGAAGTCATCTTGTTGCATGAGGTCAATCATACCGTTAGATAATGGTTCGGTATTCAAAGGTATGAACTCATACCCATCATACGTATCCCATATTAACAAGGCACGGTATTCTGTACCATTTGTATCTCTTATGTAGATAGTACGTTTCCATCCAAGGTTTTCTTCTTTGAGTACTTCTACTCCACACACATCAAGTATGTTTTTAGTGGTAGTCATGACATGTGTAACACTTCGTTATAAACATCTCCTGCATACCTACGGCTATCCATCCATGCTGTCTCACCATAGAAGTACTTGGTTCTGTAACCCTTTACTAGAGGTGCAGCCTTGATAAACGCATCATCAATGTCAGCATAGTATACTTCTACAATGTTATTGCCTAAGTCTGAAGCGTATATCCAGACTTTAACGTCAGATACTTTTGGTTTCATACTACGACCAGCCATTTACCTACAGTTTCTACTAGGTTATTGTAGTCACCTGACATAGACTCCTCAAGGTACTGGTTTATTTCTTCAGGTGTAGCACCTGCTCGCTTAAGTACGCGTTGGGCTGCGCCCATAATTGCGTACGCATTACCATCAATTGTTGATAGGTCAATCTCCATATAATATTTAGGCATTGTTCTCTCCTTAGAATGGGCGTGGACTGTGGTAGTTACGGCACTGCTCTGTCTGTCGTTTAGCCTGCGCACGTAGGTTTCTATTCTGTCTGAGCAGGTCACGGTTAGCCCGTGCTGTCAGTAATATAAGCGTAATTGAAACTGTAAGTGCAATCATAACAGCACCTATATCTAACACTGAAAAATACATTTGTCTCTCCTAATTATAGAAATGTCATGGACTTGTAGCGGTCCGCTGAGGCTACGGGACCCCGCGACCAAAAAAATAGGAGAGTGAGTGACTACGTGAGCCACCCACCCTCCTGTCTTTTATTCTGTAATAACCTCAAAGACCTCGAACTGCAACTGAGGTGCTCGCTTATCCGCCACGTTGTCACGGCGGTCAAAGCGTGTAATCATACGACCCTTCAGCGTCACCTGTTGAGTCTCTTCGTTACCTTGACGTCCTTTGTCAAGGTTTACCAAGTCACCGACTGTAGAATCATCTAGTGCCACGATGTTCATGCCGACCACATAAACTGCGCGGTCTGCTGTGCCATCAGGTAGTCGTGAGAATGTGCGTTGGTTGAGCCACCCTGTTACGAGTGTACCCTTTGAACCTGTGAATGTACGGATGTTCTTGATTGTGCCAGTTACTGTGTAATCGTTTACTAGTTCCATCTGTTGTTTCTCCTTGTTTCGTAGTTAGTTTGTTGGGGGTGATAGCCCCCTGTCGCAAGGCGCAGGGGGTCTATCAGCCTGTCTTACTTATGTTGTCCGTCTGTTGGGCATGAACCACCCATGAAGCATGGGCATGATTCTTCGTCAACCAGTTCCGTACTGACGTTGTGCTCCAGTACTGCGTCACATGCTTGGCACTGGTTGAACATCTTAGGTGTAGTGAGGTTACACGCTTGGCACACAACCTCACGCTGTGACTGGGTGTAATCCTCCAGTGACCAGATGTTGTCTAGTTCCCCACCGTCCTGTAGTAGGACTATGGGTAGTTTGAACTCACCTTCTCGGTCTGTCCAGTCATGTCCACTTGGCTCAGTATCCACAAGCCACTGGGTTTTGTACATGAGGTTGCCTTCGGATGCCGCCTCATATGCCTTGTCGGTGAGGCGTGCGTCCGCTGTTTCTACGCAGTCTACGCATAGGGTTTCCTGTGCGATACACTCAGGACATACGTTTGTAAGTGTGAGTGAGTCCTGTTGGTATGTTACTTCGTTCATCTGTTCTCTCCTTGATTATACTGCCACCTGACTCTCTGTCAGACGCAATTGGATAGCAGGTAGTGTCACTCTTGCCCTGTCTGGCGAAAAGCCAGACGTTTAGGGCGACAATCGGCTGATGCCGATTTGACACACCTGCTACCATGCAGCGACTGATAGAGAGATATATACCGAGT